TGGCGGTTGAGCGGGCCCCCGCGGCCCTCCCGGCAGGGAGGGTCGCGGAACACCCTGGGTGGCCGCGCCCTGGACTAGCGCGGACCCCCCTCCAGCACCACTTCTTTGAGGAACATGATGAGGAGGGGGGCGCAACCCACTAAGAGGAACGTTGGGTTGCCCACCCGAAAGGGGAATATTTTGTCGCAAGCGACCGGTCGGACCGTGCGCGACGCCGGGTGCGTCGGGCAGAGGGTGCCGCGGGCCGTGCTGAGCCGTGCGTAGCGCAGCGCGAAGCCCCGCCTCCCGCGCCATTTCCCTGGCTCGCTCGTGAGCGTACCAGGCAAATGGGCCCCCAGCGGACGCCTCTTGGAGACGACGCCCGTAGGGACGGGGAAGCGGCAGTTCGCGCAGTGCGGCCGCGTGGAGGTAGGCCAGCTCTTCGGCTGCGAGGCCCTGTGCCGGATCACCGGTATAGGCCTCAGCGGGGGCGGAGGTACCCCATAGGGTATCCTGCGAGGCACCATGTTGGAAGACCTCCGTTTCCAACATGGGCGCCCCCAGCTCGAAGGCGGCAGCGCCGCGGCGCGCATCATCGGCAGCCATGTCCGGTTCGAACTCCTCAAGTAGCTCGGCTATTTGAGCAAGCCGAACGGGCTGAGGTTGGCCTATGCCGAGGGTGCGGTAGCGGTGCTCCATGGCCACGCGCGAAGGCGCTCTGCGCGCAATAGCGAAAGCCTTGTCGGCCTCCGACGGCGTTGGGAGCCATTCGCCCAACCGGGCGGCCCGCACGACGCGTTTGGAGCCCGGAGACAGAAGGCCGGGGTGAGCGCGGAGGTAGCGTGCCCTTGCCTGTGAAAGCACAAGGGCACGTCGCTCAGCCTTCTGGCAACCGGGCTCCGCCGGAATCGTGGGGGCCCAGTGACCCTTGGCGTGACGCGGAACGAACCCACAGGGCTCCGGACCCTCCGGGGTATCGCGGACCATCGCGGAAGGAGGAGGCACAACCATGATGGTCCCGGTCCGGTAGGAACGGAGCCGCTCTGGGAGCGACAGCATCGCGTCAAGGCCAGCGGGCTTAAGCCCCTGCAGCCGTGCGGAAGCCGCTAACGCTTTTCGCGCTTTAAAGCCCTTCGTGGCTATGCGTGACGGGGTGGCGGAGGCTTCGCCCATCCGTAGCAAGGGCACCCCGGAGGGGTGCAATGGGGATGGGTTGTTCGCCGTGGGCTTGGAGTGTCGCATACGCGCTACCATGCCGCGTGCAGCAGGAATGAGGAAAGCTGCACCGGCAAGCGTATTTGACAACCAGGCCGCGCGAACCGCGTCCGCCGGGCCAAGGATGTGGCCGCCAATGCGGTGGAGGCGCAAGGCCTCACAAGGGAGAACCGCACGGGCCGCGCCCGAATCCTCGTACCGGCGAACCGAAGCCGCCACCACCGACAGGAGCGGGGCTGCCGAGGCGCCTGTCGCCCAAGCACGTTGGGCCGCGGTAGTCTCAGAGCTACCGCCGAGGCGCAAGGCCGCCGCAGCCGCGAGCCTTTCCGTTACGGACGCCGCGCGTTTGACCGCGAAGCCTAGGCCGGCCCCACCGAGTGGCCGTGGGAGATGGGGGCATAAGCCACACCCATCCAGCCACGCCAGGTAGCCGGGGGCGCCCGCACGTAGAACCCTCGCGATTCTTTCGATCGCTCTTGGTCGTTCCAGTGCGAGCGCGCTCCCCGCGCCAGCTGGCGCAGCCCATGAGGGATGTCCCACGGACCACATTGAGGCAACGGCAGCCGCGCGCCCATCGCTGCGCTCCAAATCGCGTCGGGCGGGTGGGTCGGCGGAATGGCCCCCGCAGCAGAGGGAGGCCAGTGGCACCGTGTCCAGGAGTTGGACCCTGGCATTCAGATGGCCGTAGCCATCAGGAACGGCGCGAACAATCGCAAGCCGTTCCCCGAACAGTAGAATGCCAGGGACCTCCCCCCGAGCACGGCGCCGAACTGGCTCCCCCGCACCGCGGGGCCCATCCCGATCGTGCCCTTTGGCCAGGCGGGGGCCGACTACGTGCTTCCCGGATCCGGACAAAGCCGGACCCAGGAAGTCCATGCACCTTTTGTAGTCGGCATTCTCCCGCTCTGACCAAAGGGCAGCGCAATCGTCCCCAAGGAGGCGGTGTCGAGCCTTCGCGGCTCTCTCGCGACGGGCCCTGAGCGAAAGATCGGGGGGGGGAACCACACGGGTTCCGAAGGGATTCCCCCGCCGATATTTCGACGCGGTCCGAGCTTCTACCAAGTCCGCGCCCCATGCGTTGAGGCAGCATAAAGCGGGAAAGGTAGGGCCCGAACCCATCAGGGCGCCCACGGTCGTTGTGAACGATCGCGGCTTTACATCCCACGCACCCGGTGCGTTCATCTTCCGCGCACGGCGCCTCCTCCGTTTGGAGGGCGCCTGCGGGTCGAGATGTAAAGGGATCGTCACGCGGACGTCGCCGAGAGAGCGCGCGAGGCCAACCTGGAGCTCCGGGCCGAGCCCCAAGCCCGCCGCGGCACCTGCCGCCAGCGCCTGCAAAGCGTCCCGATAGAAGGCGTCGGTCGCGGCCGTCAAGTCCGCTGACACGGGTCCCCCTCCCGTAAGGATGGGAACCCCCGTCAGGGACTCAAGGCCGCTCCCGGGCCCTCCGTCGAGCGCAGGTGCAAGCGCCGGCCAGCAGCGTGCCGCGCCGAGCATGAGCGTATTAAGCTCAGCCCGAAGCTCGCCGTCGGCCAGCGGGCCCTTCGTCAGAGGACGACGCTTCCCGGAGTGCTCAGCCTTGAGCTGCAGCACATGCTCGGGAAGCGTGCCCTCTGCGTAGGCCCGCATCACCGCCTCGGTGAGGGCGAGGTGCGCGCGTTGCGAGGTGGCGGTGAGTTCTCCGGAATACGGCTCATCGAGAGCCCCGAAGTGTCCTCCAACCGTCCTCGCGTCGCCCTTGCCCTTTGGAGCGCGCAATGTGCGCACGGCCCCCCCCAAGTGTCCTCCCGAACCACGGGACACTTCGGTGGTGGAGCCTGCGCCCGTAGCGGCTAAGTTGCATCCTCGCGCCGGCTTAAGCGCCCCCGTTGCCGTGACCCGCTCACGCTGGCTACCATTACTGCCAACAGTGTGCGTGAGCGGGTCCCCGGGAACGCTGCGTCGTACTCGTGGTCCGTCATCGAGCACCTTGGGTGGACGCATGTCCCCAGGTAGACCGGCATTTTCCGGGGGCGCAAAGAAGCCCTCCGCGAAGCGGGAAATATCGCGAAGGGCTGCCCTGTGGGCCGAATCGCCCTCGATCGTCGGGTCGGCCTGGAACCCCAACGCCGACGCGGCGGCCTCTCGTTCATCAAGGGAGAGGCGCGGCACAGTGAGCCTATGCTCCAACTTGCCTGCCGCCTCAACCTCAATGGAGGTCGCCGCATCCGTTGGTCCAGACCGGCCCAGATGATGGGTCAGCGCCATAACCTCCCACCAGGGAGGGCGTTGGTTCGGAGGGAGAGCAGCGTGCCAAGCACGCAGGAGCTCCCCCCAAACCCCCGCCCCTTTCACCTGGCGGGTCCCGGAAAGCACCGCCGCCGATATCGGGGCCGACCACCCGCGGACGAGGGTTGAGACAGCCGATGGCCCTTGTAAGGAGGTAAGTACAAGGGCGCACGCGACGTCGTCCGCGAGCCGTGCGACCCTCGCGACGGCCCCCGAGCCGGTGGGAACACCGAACTCGAAGGCCGAAGCGAGGGCCCCCGTTATGGGACGCCACCAACCGCGAACGGCTTTGGCGCTGACCGCTCTTTGCGCCGGAGTGGCGCGGGCGATTGCCGTTATGGCCCGTCGGCGTGCTCCGCTGGGTTGCGCGCGTTCATGGAGAACGCCCCAGCCAAGGAGCCTGTTACGGCGTAAGGATGCGGCCGCATTGTCAAACGCGGCAGCGTCCGCGTGGCTACGAGGAGCCCACGCGGCCGCCGCCCCGGTCAACCCGGCCCGCTCTGCCTTTGCGAGCGATCGCTTCAAGCCAAGAGCCTGCGAATGAGCTTGATCGCTCTGGGCACGTGCTGCCCTGATGCGGATCCTGGCGAGTTTGTGCGCGCGGTTCCCCTCGATGAGTAGGAGGTTAGGGGCTTCCGCGCGCAAGATCGCCCGTAGTTTGGCTTGTGCCGAGCAGGCGGCGTTATGCGCCGGCCCGACAAGTCGCCGAAGCGACATAATCACGGATTGGTCTTTGTGACCATCCGGTCCCCCCCCAGGTTTATCCAGTCTGGGGGGGGAATTCCCCGGGGGCTTCTTTCCCCCGCCCTTAGTAGCAGTCCAAGTGGGCTGCCCACTAAGGGTGGGAGGGAGGCCAATGGCCCCCCAAGGGTCTTGTGGCATACGCCACGTTATAACCCTTCCCATGTTCTTTCC